TACAAGTGCCAATAGAGATGAACATACAGGGCAACTTGAAGTTTACGAAATCTTCATCGACTAAGCCCTTAATTTTCATTTATTCTCCCATACCGCTGCTGGTATTTTCCCATTTACGCATACAATACTCTTTCTTACGAGCATTCGTCCATGTGTTAATGGGCGTATAAAAACCAACTACTCTCGTATATTCTGTTGCAATAGGCTTACCACAAACAGGGCAAGTTGTTCCATAAAAAGCGTGATTATCTTCGCAGGCTTGAATTTTAGTATTAAATGCAAAATAGGTAACACCTGCATCAGCTATGTAACAAGTCATTTTATAAGCTTTATCAAAGCTATCAAAAGGACTGTCTATATTTGCGTGAAGAATTGAACCACCATTACAGAACCTATCAAACATTGCCTGAATACGAATACGTTCTTTCAATGTAGTTTTAATTCCCAGAGGAATAAACTGATTACCATAAAGAGGAAGGTTGTAAATATTTGCTTCGGGGTAGAAAAATTTATCCTTATTCATAAGTTTCGATGCTGCACTTTCACCCGGTATCTGTTCAGTATTTATCATATAATCACAATGATTGTCAGCGATGAATTTATCAGCAACTTCTCTCATTGTATCGAATATCTGTTTGCCAAAAGTTGAAGCCTTATCAGTATAATATACATTTCCAAACTCATCTGTGGTAGTACAGCCAAACTTTTTCATTGTTTCATATATACCAATAAATCCAATCGTATTGTACAAGTGTTCAAAATCAACAAGCTGGTAAGAGAAATTCGGAAGCAGACCTTTTTCAACATCTCTTCTGATGATATTTCTAACAATATCCAATGCTCGAATATTTGATAATGTTCTAACTTTGAGTTCTTCAAGATATTCTTCCTTGGTGTTTGTATCAAGTGCCAGACGAGCAAGATTAATTGTTGATACCTTAACAGAACCAACCTTTAAAGCTGTACCACCCACTGAATTAAAATAGCCAAGGTCACGAATATCAGATTTAAGTCTACAGCAATTAGAAAGACTTGAAACATTATCGTCAATAAAGAGGTTGCTATCTGACCATTTCATATTGTGCTTAATTGCCCACTTGGCAAAATTCTCATCTTCAAATTGACCATTCTTACGAAGAAGTGAGATTGTGCTTACCGGAAATGTAAACATATTTTCAGAACGTATGTCAGACATAACTTCCATATAAAGTTTTTGAAAATCAATAATTTCATCTTCAAAATCAATCATATATGTACCATCCGGGAAAGTGCTTCCTCCAAAAAGTGCTTCAAAATACGGTCTATCAAATACGGAGGTATTGGTAAATGCGGATTGCTGACCCGTTTACCCTCATATTTCTATGAGAACTGACTATTTTTTACTACCTTTTAATAGGGTAGCACTTCTCTTTCAAGCAACGTACCAATAGTTGCTTTACTCTCCTTCACGGAGATAGTCGATACAGGCTTCAAATTGTTAATTTAGTTATTAAAACGTAATGGATATTCTAAGTTTCTACGTCTATACATTTTGGTATTACCACTTTTTATTCCTATTATTATATTACTTTCTACCTTATATTTTTTTGCTATTTGTCTAATAGAAATATTAGTGTTTATCAATAAATCAATGATTTGAGTTACATCTTCATAGGATAATTTAGGCTTGCTATTTGTATTTGCAAAATCCCTAATTGGATATATTTCATCTAACATTTTATGATACATACCTTTATTAATTCTTGATATTGCTCGTGCCTCAACATTATATTTTTGAGCTATTTCTTCATATGAAAGATATGTGAATTTTAAAATATCAATAATTTCTAATGCTTGATTTTTAGATATTTTACCACGATCATTCGGATTTTTTCTTATAGGATAAATAATATTATCTTGTTTATAAGAACGTCCAGCATTAATATCATTTATTGTTGAAGGATTAGAATTATATTTTTGAGCTAACTGTCTATAACTCAAATCAGAATATTCTAAATCATATATAAGACCTTGTAAATCATATTCCGTAAACTTGGATTCAGGGTGTTTAATTCCAGCCAGTACAGGAGGTTCCTCCCCACCACTTAAAATATTATATCCATTAGGACGAATACTATCATACTTATCAATCCAATATTGTTCACGTTCGTTATAATTATCAATATCTGATTCGAGGATTTCAATCCAAAAATGAGATTTACCATATTTCTGAATTGCTTTTGCCACCAAATCATTTTCTATTAAAGCCGAACTTGGCTTACAATGTGCTTGAAAGCGTTTGTGAACGTTTTTGGCTTGACCTATGTAGACTTTATTGTTAAGATCATTTTTTATTATATAAATACTTTTTGTCATTTTGTCACCTCCTCATCTGTATCTGTAAATAAATTAACTGAATTAACAAATTTGATTCCCACGAGATTACCTTGCACTATCCGCAAAAGTGTTTAGGTTTCCTCGTTAGCCATACATTTATTTGTATAACCCCATTGGTTAATGGAAAAGAAGTGAATGGACAATCTTACTTATCCCTTACGCAAGGTTGATTCACGGCGTAAATAAATCTCTGAAATGCCTGTTCAGCATATTTCTTTTCAGAATGAGATGTCCTTACTCCCATATAGTCATTTTCAATATCTTTATGCCAAAAATAAAACATATAAGGAATAAGATTAGGAAGTCCACAAGCACCAGAACTTCTATTGCTTGCAAAGTTTATGTATTCTTTGACAAAATCAACAAATGTTACAAGATGTTTGGGTGGCTTTGGATTAAAATTATCACTTAGAAAAAACAAACCCTTTTCAGCAACATCTTTGAGGTCGTACGCAAAACAATAATGTTTAAATGTACTGGTATCTCCATCGTGCATATAAAGTTGACCTATCCATTCACGCCATAACCAGTCATTTGCTGCCTTGAATCCATATTTCTTCTGATATTCATAATGTATTTTATTATAAGCAAGAAGCTTTCTATGAGGCTTAGGCATCTCGGTAAGGAGCGTTACTATATCCTTTCTCCTTACATTGCTATTTCCATCAATACTTGAATCTGCAACCGTAGTTTCATCAATAAAATTATCAATAAAATCGGTATATGAGAGCTGTGCATCATCAAAGCCATTTAACCTTGCAATATATGTACCATATTCACCTTGAAGTTTATTATATTGTGTTGTAAAATTTTTATCTAATCTAATGCTTATTTCCATTTTATCACTCCATGCTATTTATCCAATTATTAGCTTCCTTAAATTTCATTCTTACATCATCAACTTCAAGAATAGGAACGTTTGTTATTCCCATTTTAATCATCTTATCAACATCATTAAATACCGAATATTCGATATTTTTAGCATTAAGTTTATTGATAAGTACCTTGCATTTAGGACAACCTGTAGAATATATAACTATCATTTAATCACCCTTTCAATTTAAATCTTAATTCAAATATCCACTCTAAGTAATCATCAATCTCAGACCAATCTTTGCACCTGCGTACAAAATGTTTATCATCGTCATAATTTCTATTCCAAGGATAGTCAAGTACAATCTTGCTGTATTTACCACCTATGAGGTTATCATAACAATCATCAATAAGAACATCTATTTCACTGAGCAACTGTTTCTTTTGAATACAGATAAGTCTCTTACGAATATTCAGAAATGGAAGTGTTCTCTGTAACCAATTAGCCTTTTTAAGTATATTCGCAGGTTCGGTAGATGTTACAATATAAATAGTATGACCTAAATCGTTCCACTTTTTAAGAACATCTGCACAACCGTCAATTACAGAAATGCCTTTCCATACTCTCTTATCAGTGAACAGCTTATAGAAATTATCTTTATACTCAGACTTAACAAAGTTCTCGATGTAGTAATCGGTGATATTATCTGGTGTGAGATTATCGTTATAGTCTTCATTATAGACTTTAAGAACGCTCTCAGTAAGATTGTTTAAGACATTATCACAGTCAACACCAATAATCACTTTATCACGTCCTTTATAAAGTCTATTGTGTTGTTTCTAAGGTCATCAAGAGAACCGATGTTCTGAACAACATAATCGTATTTATAATTCTCTGCTACTGCCTTGTCTGCCGAATTATCGGCTGTAATTGCCTTATTGGACTTAACAAATACTGTCTTTGCATTAAGTGCCTGTTTCAGACGTTCAATCTTCTTAGGCTCTCTGCAATCAATAAATAACCAATCTCCTTCAAGCCAGTTTTGATGAAAGTTATCAGCAATATTAAGACAATCCTTAAAAGGAATATCGTCATATTCTTCAAGAGCGTTATTTACATCGCAAAGAAGTTTTCTAAGCTTATTAGACTTATCCTTAATGTTAATACCTTTACTTTCAAGCATATCTCTTGTAAAATCTACATAAGAGTAATGAATTGCATCAATACCGTATTCATTTATGTATTTTACAAACGTATCTTTACCTGAAGCGTGTACTCCATTAAGAATAAATATTTTCTTAGTCAATCTTTATCATCTCCTCTAATCTTTTATATTTACCGCAACTCTTATTTTCAGGGCAGAATGAAATCTTATTAGCTTCACACTTGGGAACGCAATAAGGTGCAAGTTCAGGACAAGTATCAATTACACATTGTCTCATTTTCTGTGCAAGTTCTCTTATTTCCCACTGCGCACGAGTACAAAGTCTTTCATTAAAGAAGTGCATTAAATTTCTAAAATCAAAAGAACAGTCAATAACTGTACAACAAGCGTTAGGAAGTATCATTCTTGCATCTTCAGCAGGAATACCCATTGAAATCAGATCGTTGTAAGATGTTTGAATACGTTCCATAATATTCTTATAAATTGTATCTGCCGATTGATTATTGGCAATAGTCTTAGGAATTACATATTCAAAACCGTCTTCTATACAATATCTCTGACTTCTTACTTCAAATTTACCTGTCCTGTGACGTGTTATCTGTGCAAGTAAAGCCCTTGAAACA